GCGGATCTGTTCCTTGGGGGCCTGACCGGGACGTAGGGGATCGAGGGGGGCGTGCTTGTCTGTCAGGCACTTGAACACGGCCCCGGCCACGGCGTCAGCCACGTCCTTTGACCCGCGGCTACCGTCCGGGTTCCTGTCGCGGTGGTCGATCTTGTCCTTCTTCACGTCATGCTCCAGGCCCGTGAGTTCCTGATAGAGTATCACACGGGCAAGGGCGGCTTCCACAGCTTCCGGCCGGCCTACCCTCACCAGCTCGGCAGCCGATCCGATCAGGAGTCCCCTTGGCCATGGGGCGGACACCCGCCGCTCGTTCATTGCCTGTCGAGCGTCACGGTACGGCTGACTGGTCTTGTCGGTACTGAGGAGCTCCGCGGTGAACCCGGCCTCGCGGAGGCGCTGTAGGTGATCGAAAGACATGTACTGGTCGGCCGTGATCGAAGCGATGTGGTACCCGCACCGCCGCAGCCAGTCGATAAACACCCGGATCTTGCGGTAGTCGATGGCCTGCTTGAACGGGCCGCCGATGATCCCGAGGAAGAAGTCTATCTCTACTGTCTTCACCACCTCGCTCGTGCCGACTTGTGCAGTGTCCCCCGAAAGTTCTTCCGCGGCTTTCTCGACGACCTCATGGCCGGAGGGGTGGACCATGGCCATCCCGGTTCGGTCGCCGCCCTGGGAGAGGTCGAGGTGAATGTAACGGGGCGCGGCGGGGTGCCGGATCGGCCGGAGCCTCCCCATCTCGATGCGCGTCACGAGCTCGTGCTCGAAGGAGTCCTGGAGCCGGGCGCTCTGCCCTTCGTAGACCGGGATCTCCTGTGAGGTGAAGGGGAACACCAGGTCCGGGTCGAACATATCCCGGATCACCTCGCGCCTGGGGAAGAACGGGTTGAAGGACCCGGTGGGGATGTCGTCGATGACCCGCAGCGACCCGTACAGGTCATCGAGGTGCGCGCGGTAGTGAAGGACCGGTACGTTCAGGATCAGGTTGGGGTCGAACCTCTCCTCAGCCATGATCGGCTCGATGTGGTAGGACCCATCGATCTTGCGGTCAACGGTGTCGAGCACCCGCGCGTCGGTGGTCTCGGAGCCCACGTAGACCCTGAATGTCGGGTCCCCAACCTTGAACCCGCGCCGGCGCTCTTTCGAGTAGCCCTTGAGGGAGAAATGCCACCGAGGCCCGCGGATGATGTGCACGCCCTTCATCCCCTTCTTCTCCTTCGCCCGCTGCTCCAGGAAGTCGGAGGAGGTCCTGGTCTGAGAGACGTAGATCCCGATGCCTGGGATGTCCCCGCCTTCCTCGATGAAGCGGGACTCCATCCGCCGGCTCACGTCGGCCACAATCTCATGGGCCTTGTTCTCCGTCTTCTCGCCCATGTGGTAGTAGTTGAGCTCGTCGGCCGAGCACGCGAAGAGGTTGCGGCCCAGGGCGTGCATCTTCGTCGAACCGGTGATGACCTGGACGCACTTCTGCGGCCAGTGGATGTACTCGCGGCCCATCGGGAGGCGCGGGTACAGGTCCCGGAAGAAAGGCGACTGGTCGAGGAGCACGTCGCGCAGCTCGTAGAACCCGACTTGTTTGATGAGGTTCTTCGTGACGGCGTACAGCCCGAAGAAGAGCTGGGTCTTCTTGTGGAACCCGTAGAACACGGACGGCTCGCGGAGGCAGAACAACCGGCAGAGCTTGTAAGAGAGGACCAACATGGCGAAGGTCGTCTTCCCCAGGCCCTGAGCACCAGTGAGGATCAACTCGTGGATGCCGCTACTCGGGGCGCACACACGTTGGAAGTGGGGCCGCCAGGCCGGGAACAACTCATCCCGGAAGTGGCCCATGTAGTCGGCCGAGTCCAAGAACATGGCGGGCGTCGGAGGGACCCGCTCATAGTCCACGGCGTAGAGCGCCTCCAGGGCCGCCTTGTCGCCCTGAAGCAGCACCTTCTCGGCGCGCATCAGGAAGAACTGCCGCGCGGCCGGCGAAAGGTTCATGTACCGTTCGAGGGACCCCTCCCCGATGTTCGAGAGCACCTGGCGGAAAGACTCATCGCTCATAGCCCACCTCCGACCCCAGGATACCCTCCGGCACACAAGTTCACTAGGTATTTAGTCTCGTCAATACACTAGGAATATAGTGTGCGAGTACCCTACGAAACCCCCCTATTACGTCATCGTGTGCAAGTTCGTACATAACGTCAATCAGTATTGCAACTAATGAATAGCGCGGTTCCCTTACACAAAAGGACGCAGTGAACGAAACTCCTAGTGAACTTGGCTGTTGCCAGAGAAATCGGCTGGCCCGGTTGTAGGGGAAGGAGCGGGGGAAACTGGGGAACGGGAAAGACAAAAGCGGCCCCACCAACCTTGCAGCTGTCGGTGGGGCCTGGTATAAGGTGCGTGTCGCTCCTGTTGGATCAGTTGCCGGCCCGCGCCCCCGACGCGGGCCGCTTCTCTATCCGGTGAACGGTGGTACGACCTCCTCCCAGGAAGCGGCCAGGTAGTGCACACGGTGCAGGACCTGGAGCAAGAGCGCCTTCTTCGGAAGATCCTGGAAGGTCACCTTGTGAACGCTGAAGTCCTCGCCGTAGGGATGATCCGGCCAGGCGTCTTTCCACTCCCGGATCAACTCAGACCGCCTCCGGCGAGCGGCCCGGAGGGAGGAGAACCACTCGTCATGGTCCTCCCCCTCACCATCTCCACCGTTGATGTCTGGGGCAATGCTCAGTCGGTAGAGGTGCACTTCTTCTCCTTTCCCCACTCCGCGTCAGGGCCGAACACCTTGCGCCCGGTGAGCGGCCCGAACACCCAGGCCGCCGGCACCTTGTCGGCGCGGCCGAAAGCGAAGAAGGCACAGAGCACGCCGGCCAAGAAGTCGGCCTCGCTCTCCAGCAGCCCCCTACGAGCCCTCTGCTCGCCCGCCTCCGTGGCGAACTCGTGAAGGGCCTTACACTCCTCGTCCGTGAGGGCCTTCACCCCCTCACGTTGGAGGATCTCATCTGCCAGCTTGTCCAGAGCCATCACTCCCCTCCCCCGTGAACCTTCGCGCAGTCGGCGGCTTCTTGTCCGCCGTGTAGACCAGGACCTGGAAGACGCGCCCGCCCTCATCGGTGATCTCCAGGGCGTAATCGCTCAACGTCCTGTAGCTAACGAAAGTCCGGCCGTCCTTGCCTTCCAGGTGCTTGAGGTTGTCATGCACCCTGTCCGCGATCCAATCCCGGACAGACTTCGCCTTCGAGTTAGTCATCGTGGTCCTCCGTCCGTTCGTAGACCCCACTTGGGCTCTCGATGCGTTGGACCGTGGGGTAGTGGCTTAGAAGCTTGTCCGCCTCGGGCTTGGACACGTGCTTCCGAAGGGTGAGCGTGTCGCCGCACCGGTCGAAACCTCCGCCCACCTTGATGCCGGCGGCGCAGAAGTCACACACGAGCACGAGCTGCCCAGTACTACGCCCCTCCGGGTCCCCTACGAGACAGATGTACTTGGTGGCTACGTGCGCGTCTTCGATGTCGATGGGCCCCTTGCAGTCCTCGTTGGCGCACAAGTACGCTTGGGTTTCGATCAGCTCTTTGATGCTCCCCATCGCTCGCTCCTTTCTGGCCGGCTACCGGCCGCACTCGTCGCATGTCGGGTCGATAGAAATGCTCAGGCCAACTGTGTTTTCCAGCTCGCATTGGAGAAGCCCCTCGGCTTCAGCCGCGAGCTCGGTGAGTTTGCGGCGGGCCGCGTCGGTGAGCGGCACACCGAATGCCTCGTGCTCACTGCCTGGGTCAGGGAACGGCCAGTGCCAATACCCCGGTTCTTCGTAGGGGTCGTACTCGCCGGTGTACAGGGCGAGGAGATGAGTCTCCTCTGTGTCGCGCCCGCGGGCGACCAGCCACACGCCGGGCTTCCCGGCACGTGTGGCGCGGATTCGGATCACAGCATCCTTCAGCTTGTCGGCCAGCCACCCCACCGTCCCAGGAAGAGTGCCGTGACGCTGTACGTTCAGGATGATCTCAGTCATTGCTCGCTCCTTTCGGGGCCGGCCGAAGCCGACCCCTACGACGGCCTAGTTGAGCTCGGCAGCCACGAGGCGGCCAAGGATCTGCGTCCCTTTGAAGAGGCGCGCCGGCTTGCGGCCCCGGAGCTCTCGCGTGAAGGCGCTCTGGAGCGCGTGTAGCGTGCGCCCTTGACAGTCGGTCCACTCCGGCTCGGGCCGGAAGAAGTTGCGGTCCACCTTGGTAAAGGCGGAGCCAGGGAGGATGCCGGCGCGGAAGCCGTCGTAGATCAGGCTCTTGGCCTTCTCCTCGCCCAGCTCCTTCTTCTTGGCCTGGTCCTGGAGGATGACGTAGCCCTTCTGCTGCTCCACGTACTTCCCGATGCCCCGGTTCAGCTCTTCGCCCAGGCCGCCGTCGCCCAGGCCGGTGGTGTGCCTGCGCTTGAGCAGCACGGAGTCGCCGTGGAGCTCCAGGTTCGAGCACACGAACACCCCGACCCCAGCGATGAACACCAGGCAGAGGGACTGGTCGTTGCCGGAGCGGTAGCCCAGGGCGAAGTCCTGGCCGTCCCTGGCGTAGGAGGAAAGCGGGGAATTCGGTTGAGGCCGAACGATGGTGGCCGCGAAGAGACGCTCGCCGTCCTCGCCGTTGAGGCCGAGCTTCTCCTCCACGATCTCCAGGTCGTTCGCCTTGAGAACCTCATCGAGATTGGTAACCAGGTCGATGTGTTTGACGGGGAAGTGCCGGGGCCCGAGTCGCGCCGGCGTGGGAAGGGCCTTGAGGTCGGCCCTCGTGACTCTCAGTTCGCTGCAAAGTGTGATGGTGCTCATGGCACGCTCCTTTCAATCAGGGTTGCAGTCGGGGCAGCTCACGTCGCCGCACCCGCGGCACGTAGGCCGCTCGTCAACCTCGAAATGCTTGGGCACCCAGCCGTCGATCAGGCGGCCGTTCTTGCCTTGAAGCGTCAGGAGGACTTCGCCCTCCACGAGATACACAGCGACCACTTCGAGGGGGGACTCGTCAGAGACGAGCACGAGCCCATCCTTCTGGCCGTACCCCCGGAGGGACTTCGCGCTCTCTTCGGCGCTCGGTGTCAGCCTGACCTTCCGGCCGAGTAGGTTCGTTTGGACGTTCTGCCTTGCCATCGCTCACTCCTTCCTAGCTGCACGTCGCCGCACGCCGGACCCGCCGCACACGCTGCAAGCCCGCTCCACCGGCCACCCGATTCCGGTCCCGCGGCAGTCCGGGCATTCGTTATCGTCGGCGTCCAACCCGGCGCACGCGGCGCACAGTCCGGGCGGCGCGTAGTGCTCCACGATCCCACCGCACACTCGGCATGTGTCCATCGCTCACTCCTCTCTTACGGTGAACTTCTCGATGATCCTTTCCGCCGGTATCACGACCGCCCCATCCGGTATGTCCTTGGGATCATCGACGACGTAGTAGCCAACGATCTCGAAGTCGCCGTCACGGTCCTCGGGCACTTCGCCGCCGTACGCCCCGTAGGTGGCGATGGCGCGGGCCTCGTCGGGGGTGTCGGCGTCAATCCACAGCACGCGGGCCTCGATGCACTTCCCGTCCCGTTCCACAAAGCTGTCGTTGGCGGGGTCCGGCCAGGTGAAATCGAATACGAGGCATTCCATTGGTGACTCCTAACCCGCCTCCGCCAGAGCGTCGGGCAAAGGCGGCAACTCGACCTCGCTAGTCCAGTCCGGGCGGAACACATCCAGGAACTTCTCCAAGAGACTCCGCCGCGGGCACAACTTGATGCTCACGCGACCGCCCGGCCCTACCTCGACCAGGCCGTCCTCGTCCTTCTCGGCACCCTCGGGGTCCTTCCAGACCTCCAGGATGTTCCGGCCGATCTTGAGGCGGTCGGCCCGGCTCCAGGCGCGAGCGTTCTTCTTCGTGACGCGGAACTCGCCGCGCGCTTCCGGGTCGTAGGAGAAGCCCAGGAGAGCGGCGGTCTCCTTGCCCAGGCCCGTGACCGAAACGCTGTAGGGATGGACATTGATGAGCCGGAAGCCTTCCAGCTCCTGATAGAGTGCTCGGTGCTTCTCCACCGTCTTGGGCTTGGGTCTGTAGTCGGCGGCCAATTTCGCCAGTAGATCCCGTGCCTTCTTCGTGAGCCGGAGGCGGATGCCGTCCAGCACATCGACTGAGACCAGATCCTTCTCGATGGCCGTCACATCCTCGAAGGCGCGCTCCGCTTCCGCCTCCGCCCGCTCCAGGGCGGAAGGGAGATCCACCAGGCGGCGAAGCGCCTGGGCGTGTGCGCGGGCCGACGCCACCGGGGAATGGAACCCGTGCGCGGTGTAGTTGAAGAGGTGTCTGTAGGGTGCCAGCGCGGGCCGAGACTCCACGATGGCCTTGGCTGCGGCGGCGGCGTTCTCGAACCGCTTGCGGGCGGCCTCCAAGGTCGCCTTAGCTTCCAGCGCCCGCTCGGTGGGCCTCCCCCACCCTCGGAGGGACCGGCATCGGTTGGCGTCCTTCTCACACTCCTTGAGGTGTGCCCTGGCCGAACGGTAGGACACGTCATGCTCCTGAAGGATGGGCTCATCCAGGGCGTCCTCCAGGGCGCGCCCTTTCTCCGCGGCGGCCTCCAACGACCCGTGCGTCTTGACGGCAAGGAGCAGCTCTTCCCGGATGTTCCGGGCGGCCGACTCCCGCCAGGTGAGATTCGACTTGGCGTATTCAAGGTCGCTCCTGGTCTTCATCGCTCACTCCCCTCCGTAGCCGGCGAGGAGCCTGGAAAGCTCGCTCCACGCCCGCCGGATTCTGACGGCCTCGGCTTCGGCGCGGAGGAGGGTCGCGTCACTCGCACCCTCCGGCGGGAGGTAGTGCTTCTCCCTGGCCCGAATCCGCCGCCACACCTCTGTGTCAATTGCATCCCAGTCCATCGCTCGCCCCTCCTACCGACCACGCCCGCTTCACAAGTAAAGTATAGCGAGCGCGGCCGGTTTGTCAAACACTACGTCAGGCCGGCGTCAATGTCCGCCCGGACCCGACGCAGATCGGCCGGGTCCGGGTCGAAGCCAAAGCACAAGCGGAGGTCGGCACGGTACCGCGCACCGCCATCCTCCAGGGCGATGAACTCGCCGCCGTACTCCGCGGTGAGCCGCTCCACGAACGCGGCCAGGGGCTTCCCGCGGAGCCCGTCCGGGCCCTCGTTCCAGGAATGCTCGCCGGCGTACACGATGCGCCCGTCAGCATCGACCTTGCAGCCGTACGTGGTGCCGGCCCCAACAGGCCGCCCCCGGAGAATGACGCTGACGTTGTAGTGCTGCATGATTGGCTCCTCTCTAGGCTCCGTACTCAGGGTGGCAGAACTCGGGGCCGGTGTACTCCTCGGCCACCGCGGCCTGGATCTCCTCCCAGTGCTCGGGGTCCGGCTCCTGGTACTCGCGCCAGTCCGGCGCGTAGGTCGCTTTCTTGGCGCGCTTGACAGCGGCGGCACGCACCTTGTCACCGGCGGCCTCGGCCTCAGCGATCTCCTCGCGGAGTGCAGTCACCTTGTTCGCGTACCGGCCCCAGTCGGCGGGCAGGTACCCAGCCCGGACGGCGAGCTCCTTCCAGTGCTCAGGCAGAAGGCCCTCCGAGACGAGGTGACGGTGCCAGCTCCAGTTCTTGCTCTTGGTATCGTGCTCGCCCTTGTCGGCCTTGCGGCGCGTCAGGCCCAGGCCGTTCACCTTTAGGAGTCCGTGCTTGCCCGTCTCGGCGCGGAACTCGATGGCGGCGGCCTGTAGGGCGAGGTCGGGGTGCTCGCGGGCGAGGTCCTCGACCTCGCACCTTTGCGCGGCCGGGCAGAAGAAGCACGCCGACTTGGGGAGGATCGGCTTGTCGATGGCCGCCTGGAACTCGCGGCCCAGCTCCTTGCGGAGGATGTCGCCCAGGTCCGGCCGAGTCAGGCCGAACACGCTCTGTAGGGGGTACCAGAACTCCCACCTGGTCTCTCCCTTCCCGTCCTTCTCGCGCTGCGCCTCACGCTTCGCCCACCTGGCGAATCGCTTGCGGTCGGCCGGAGAGTCGTCGTACCCGATGGTCCGGATGACCCGCTTACCCTCGGCAAGGGCGCGCTTCGCCGGCTCCCAGTTCAGAACGTAACGGTCGATGGGCTCGTGCTTCCACTTGATGGAGCACGTGCTCGGCCCGAATGCGAGGCCGGGCAGCGTGTCATTCGCCAGGCAGTTGCCGGTGAGCGTGGAGTACGGACTACGTTGCGGCTCGTACCTGACGATGGTGATGCCGGGGAACCCGTTGGCGAGGCACCACTGGTGAAGCACGCGGATGCTCTTGTAGGTCTCGGGCTTCTCAGCCCCAACGTCCGCAAAGACGATGAGGTCCGGGCGGATGCCCTCCCGCTTGAACAGCACCAGAAGCGCCGCGCTGTCCCAGCCCACACCGAGAGACACGACGTGTGGGCCGTTGGTCGGAAGCTTGATGGTCATCACTCGCTCCTTCTGAC